CCCCGCCGTTTTGTGCGGCGGGAGAAAGGAGAAAAACGTGAGGATCTTAAAAATAAAAACAAAAACAGGCATCAAGACCGTTTATAACGTGATTGATTGGGGTTGGAATGCAGAAACAGGCGATCTTTACTATAGATCGGGAAAAGAATTGCATCACAAACGCTGTATAAGTGTCGAAGAAATTATAGTATAAAAGGATAGAAAAAAGGATCAATCAAAAACCCACTACAAACAGTAATTACTGTTTGAAAGTGGGATTTTGACATCTCGAAAAAAAGGATGAAAAAGAGGAAAAACAATGGCAAAAAGAAACGATTACATAACAGGACGGGAAGATGGATTATTAATGGCGCTTGAAATCGTCAAAAATGAGGGTGTCGAAGCGTTGGAAAAAGAAATCGAATTCAGGAATGTCACCGGAATCCGTACCGCCTTAGCAAAAAAAGACATTAACAGGGCGACAATCAAGATCAAAGAACAGACAGTAGATACAGTAAAAATCCTTTCCGTAGCGACCTTACATGACGAGTTCGGCTTTGGAACACAAAGATGCGACCGATTTATTAAGAGGTTTAACAAAAAGGCGGAATGCATCATGGATGACATGGCAAGCTGGAACGATTATATAAAAACGATCAAAGAGGAACTAGGGATTGAGCTAGGAATCAGAGAGAACAAGTAAGGGACGAAGAAGAAATTGCAGAACATGACACATATGAATACAACATCTGGAATATACGGGAATTAGATTAGAGTTTTAATGAGGTAGAAGATGAATAGACAAATACTTTTTAAAGCAAAGAGAAAAGATAATGGTGAATGGGTGGAAGGATATTATGTTTATTGCAGGAAACGCCGCTATATTCTCCAGATCCTAAATAAAGAAATAGGTTTTGATGAAAGAGAAAATGAATGGATTGAAATCGACCCCGGCACCATCTGCCAGTACACAGGACTTACTGACAAGAACGGTAATAAGATTTGGGAGAATGATATCTGCAATAGAAAAGAAAAATATCCTGAAATCGTGACATACAATAAAGGAGATTGGCAGTTAGATTACAGTTATGTATTTGGAAAAGAGATGCACACAGACGCTTGCAATCTTGGATTTTATGTATGTGAAAGGAACTGTGTTGAAGTAATCGGCAATATTTTTGATAATGCAGATTTGTTGGAGGTGGAGAGATAAATGAAAGCACCTAAAGAAATAGCAAGTAAAGCAGAAAGATATAAGGAGCTAAAAAAAGAAATAGATAAACTTTATGAAGAATTGGAAGAGTTTGCTAATGAAAATGGTTTTGAGGATTTTTGGATAGACGGTTTTGGGGTATCTCAAGAACCAAACGGAGAAGAACAAACAGATGGAGAATATTGTGACCAATGGATGCGCGGGGAAGATTCCGGAGATGGAATATATTACTATCCGATTGAAGGAAGTACGCAATATTTTTGGGTAGCATATTCATTTTGATTGGAGGTGAAGTGATGCTAAAACCAGCGCAATTATACAAAGAGGAATTAGAAAAACTTTTTTGAGGACATGGTACGACCTTAAATATATGTTCTATAGCGGATGGACAGGGAGCGAACTACCAACAATTCCTGACAATAATTATGACGCTCATCATTTCGCATCAGTTGATAACAATGGAAATGTGATTGGGTACATATCTTATCGTATAAGTTGGATAACAATGAGTGCAGATAACTTCGGAATTATAAGTTTTGGAAATCATATAGAGTTCGCAAGAGATGTTTATAAAGTGATTTGTGATTTATTTGAAAAACACGGCATGAATAGAGTATCATGGAGTGCATTTGTCGAGAACCCAGCAGTTAAAGGATATAGAAATTTTATTAAAAAGCATGGCGGTAGAGAGTGTGCTTATCATAGACAGGTTGCAAAACTACTGGATGGAAAGTTGCATGACGATGTGGAATTCGAGATTTTAGCATGTGAATTTAAGAAATAGTTTGTTGGAGGTGGAGCGATGAAATATAAATGCAAGAAGTCTTTTTGCGTAGATAGATACGACGAAGATGGATTTCTAATCGAAAATAGTTCGATTGTAATCGACGAAGGAAAAGCTTATGAATTAGATGAAAGCGGTCACATGATGATTGGCGGTCAAGACCATGTTCATATTGATGCTGTAGATTATGGTTCGTGGCTGGAAATAACCAAAAAGCATTTTGAAGAATACTTTGAACTGTTGAAGGTGGAGTGATGGAAGATGTAGAAGTTGTAGTTAGGTGTATTCCTACCTCTGTTGTATTTGAATGTCCGTATTGCGAAGAAGAAAATGAATATGATTATTCAGAATTCTGTGATTTATGTGGACACCCGTCAGATTGGGATTATGAAATATTAGAATGTCAAAAATGCGGAAAGAAGTTTGAAATACAAGGTCAAGAATGGAGTTGAGAACATGAACGTACTAGAGAAGATTCTGGAAGAGATTGAAGAAGCGACATTTCAAGAAGATGCGCCTATTTATATAGGTAATATGGAGGTGGATGGGTATGTGCGGGCGAGTAGGGTAAAAGATATCATTCGTTCACACATGAATGAAAAAGAAAAAGTAACAAGCGCGGAAATAATATCGCGTAAGACTGACGGGAAACCATATTATGGGATCAAGTACAAAAAAGTGGGTGAAGATCATTACACAGTGGGGTATAGCTCGTATTATTTAGACTATGTTATTGATTGGCTTAATAATTGCTTTGAATTTTGCGGAGAGTCTAAGATAGTTGTTAATGTCGGTAAGGACACAAATGTCCCTAGCAATGATGGTTGGATTCCGGTAGAAGAGAGATTGCCGGAAGATTGTGAAGAAATAGTGTTGGTACAAGTAAGCGGAAAACCAGCAGATAACATATTATTTGATAACGCTTTTGAATTTGCACTTTACGAAAAAGAAGAAGGGTGGATGTTAGATAACTATCCAGAATGGAAAAATCCGGATGTGATCGCTTGGCAACCGCTTCCAGAACCGTACAGACGATTTAAGAAAGAGTTGTCATAAAAAGGAACACATTATGAGCAGATTTATGAAAGTAGAGTAGGAGCTGATACATTGAGCAACACAAATGAACCAAGTGCTGCCGCGCTGATCCGAGCGCAGGGGCAGCAGTTAAGAAAGGAAACCGTACTGGAATACTGGAGAAGGACGAGAGGTAATAATAATGCAGAAATGGGAAGAAATCGAACAGAAAAAAGAATACCTAGAGGGATACATAAATTCAAAGGATAGAGAAGCTCTAATAAAAGATCAGATACAACAACTAAGACTCGACACGATGTTTCCGGCGTTGCAAGGCGATGGGATGCCACGGGGCAGCAGTCAAAAGGATCTATCAGATTACACGGCAAAGATCGAAAGCCTCATGGAGGAGTTAGAAAAAGAATGGGTTGAAAGCGTGATCCGGTACGAACGCATCAGAAAAGCAATAAACAAAATGAATGATGAACAAGAAAAAGAAGCACTTACAAGATACTATTTACTTAGAGAAAACAATAAAGCGATACAACGAAAAATGGGAGTAAGTAAGGCGAAACTATACAGAATATATGATAGTGCACTGGAAAACTTTGAAATTTTATAGAAATTTTATAAAATGAGACTCCGTGAGACTCGAAAATGTGATATAGTATAAACTGAATTAAAAGACAAAGAGGGAAATAACCCTCTCATAACCACGCGCAAGGACATCCGAAAGGGCGTCCTTTTTTTGAAAACTATTTTGAAAGAGAGTGATGACATGTTTTGCAATTACGATCAATACAAAGATAAAGAGGTAGTTAAAAAGCATGAGCAACTTTTAAAACAACTAGGGGAAAAAGACAGAGTATTTTCGCTGGAATGGAACGAAGAAAACATTACACTGATGGAATGCTGTGACTATTGTTTCGGGCATGATTTAACCAAAGAAGAGTGCAAAGAATTATCGGAAGTATTCCGAGAGTTAGCAGAAGAGCTGGGGAAATAAAGAACAGCGGAAACAAATAAAAGAATCGAAGAAAAGTAAACAGAGAAATACAAAGGGCAGCAGGCGAAAGTCGGCTGCTTTTTTGTATATAAAGAAAAAGGATGAAGGCATGGTATACAGACCGGATCGAGATGGATCACACCGAGGAGCGTTTGAACGGAATAAGAAGAAAATATATGCAACACAGACGGTATGCGGGATATGCGGGAAACCGGTTGACTTCGGATTAAAATATCCGCATCCGTTGTCGCCGTGCATAGATCATATTATTCCGATAGCAAAAGGGGGACATCCGTCAGACATAAACAATCTTCAGCTTGCACACTGGACGTGCAACAGGCAAAAGAGTGACAAGTTGATAAAGCGGAGAGACAAAGAAAAGGATGAAGTTATAAGCAACAGAGTGTTGCCGCACACGTTTGATTGGAAAAATATAAGACGCAGTAAATAGGAAATAAGGGGGCATACCACCCCTATACACGGGCATGGATGTACTTCACGCTGTCACTGTGAAAAAAAACACACGCTAAAAGAAAGGAAGCTAATATGGCAGATTACAGAGGGGTAAATTATTTACGAAGACGCTTACAGATAAAGAGCGAACGAGTGAAAATGCGTTACAAATACTATGAAATGAAGAACAGGGTGAAGGATTTTCAGATATCGACACCGCCAGAATTGAGAAACGTACAGTCGGTTCTCGGATGGTGTGGGAAAGCAGTGGATAACCTTGCAGACAGGATTGTATTCAGAGAATTCACAAATGATAATTTTGACATCGGAGAAATTTTTTTGATGAACAACCCAGATACATTTTTTGACAGCGCCGTACTGTCAGCACTTATTTCTTCATGTTGTTTTGTTTATATATCAGTAGACAAAACAGGATTTCCGAAATTGCAAGTAATAGACGGCGCGAATGCAACAGGAATCATAGACGATAGCACAGGTCTGCTGGTGGAAGGTTATGCCGTACTCGAACGAGACAAAAACAAAAACCCGAAAACAGAAGCATATTTTACAAAAGGCGACACATGGATATACAGAAAAGGAGACGAGACGCCGGAGAGAATTAAAAACAACGTACCACACCCGCTTCTTGTCCCGATCGTATTCCGGCCGGACGCGGTAAGACCGTTTGGCCATAGCAGGATCAGTCGAGCGTGCATGGATATTGTCAACAGTGCAATGAGGACGGTAAAACGATCAGAAATTGCGGCAGAGTTTTACTCGTTTCCGCAAAAATATGTAGTTGGAACTGACCCCGATCTAGAACCGATTAACAAATGGAAGGCTACAATGTCGAGCTTGTTGGAATTTACGAAAGGCGAGGGCGGCGACAAACCGCAGCTAGGGCAATTTGCGCAGCAAAGCATGTCACCTCACAACGATCAGCTAAAAATGTTCGCCGGATTATTTGCCGGAGAGACAGGTCTAACGCTGGACGATCTAGGGTTTGTAACAGACAATCCAAGCAGTGCGGAAGCAATCAAGGCAAGTCACGAAAATCTTAGACTAATCGCAAGGAAAGCGCAGAGGACGTTTGGCACAGGTTTTTTAAACGCGGGGTACATCGCGGCGTGCTTGAGGGATAACTACCCGTACGAGCGGAGGCAGTTTTATTTAACAAAACCAAAATGGGAACCGGTCTTTGAACCGGATGCGGCCGCGTTGAGTAGTTATGGAGACGGAGCTATAAAAATCAATCAGGCAATCCCGGGATATATTACGCAGGATAAAATGAGAGATTTCACAGGGATATAGGGGAGATAAATGGAAGATATCGCACCGGAGTTACTGGAAAAAATAAAAAAAGATTTTGAAAAGAAATTAAAAAAAAGCGAGACGATCAAAGCGTTTCGAGAAAAGGTTAAGAAAAAAACAGCGACATATAAAGATGCGAATGATTTTGCGATCGAAACAGGGGAACTACTAGCGGATGCGTTTCAAAGCAATTTATCAAAAGAAATATTACCGGATGGCAAAATGTATTACAATATCGCTGACAGGGTAATAAGGGAACGACTGGAACATAATTATGATATTACAGCGGAGGCAGCAGTAGAAGTTCAAAAGATATTAAACGAAAAAGCAGGAATCGGAATCAAAGCCATAAAACCGGAAATGAACGAAGATAGGGTTCGAGGAATTATTAACATCGTATCAGGAGGAAAATACGAGGATGTCGCGTACATACTAGGAGAAGCGGTCGTAAACTTTACACAATCTGTAATAGATGCAGCGGTAAAAGAAAATGCAGATTTTCACTTAAAAGCAGGGTTAAGACCGAAAATCAGAAGAACATCAACAGGAAAATGCTGCGAATGGTGCAACAGGCTTACAGGGGTATATGATTACGAAGCTGTATCGGACACCGGAAACGATGTGTTCAGGCGGCACAAGCATTGTAGGTGTACCGTAGAGTATGACGCTGGAGACGGAAAAGTAACAAATGTACACACAAAGAAAACGACAGACAAGAAAGATGTAAACAGAAGAATAGAGAATACGAAAGAGTGGTCTAACAAGCAAAAAAGTGATAAGATAAAAGAAACGCCAAAGGAAAAAGAAAAAAGGATCAAAGAGGAAAACGGACTCGATCTTGCTTCAAGAATATCAGGACACCCCAAAATGTTAAGCGCGTATACACCGAGAGGTTTATACTACGCACTGAAAGAATCGGGATATGAGATAAAACCTTTAAAAGGGGAAAATTACAGAGATATTCCATTTGAAGAGGGCGGAGGATACAGGGTAAACTTCGGGGGAGATGGATTATTAATGTATCACCCAGGAGAAAGAAGTCATCACGGAGGTGAATACTATAAAATTTCTACAGGAGAAGGAGGTGTGAAAAGATATGATATCAACGGAAAAGAAAAAGAAGATTGACGAAAGATGCAAGGCGTTAGAAAAAGAATTTGAAAGAAGATACAAGAAAGAAACAGAAGTGCGAGGGAAAAAGTGCTTTGCCGTAAGAGAGGACGAGTTTTTTATTGTATCGGGGCTGAGTTGGGCAAACGCGATCGTATTAGAACACGCATTCTCAAAAACAGAAGTGGAAAAAAACATGTTTGAGGATGGAAAGCTGTTCTACATGGAAGAAATGAATGAAAAAGAAATGTTTGAAAAAATGATAGAAGAGATCGAAGGGTGAGGCGAAATGGCAAAAGACGATTATTTTGTAATTGTATACAAGATACTATCGTACTTGTATGTAAAATTGAAATCGGGAGAAGATACAAACCCGAACATGATTACTCACGACAGTCAACTACTGCAGATCAACCGGAAATACTGGGATTATATCATGAGAAATTTAATTGAAGACGGATATATAACATGCGAAACAGAAAAAGTGTGGGGCAAAGAATTGATTTATGATTTAAAAACGGCAGAGATCACACCGGAAGGGATTGCGTATGTGTGCAACAACTCCTTGATAGAGAAAGCGAAAGAATTTTTGAAAGACATAAAAGAAATAACTCCATTTACTTAAGCGCGCGAAAAGCGCGTTTTTTTAATGCAATTTGAAAAAAATGTCCCTTCGGGCAATGGGGTGATATTGCTCGTGAAAGATATAGTTAAAAGACAGGAGGAAAGTTATGACGGAAACGAGACTGGGACGTCAGACGCCTACTCAATCCGTAACGATTCCTTACTCAAAAACACGAGGACAAGAAGCTGCGGAACTGTACGCGAAGACAGGGAACGAGCTGCTTGAATGGCAGCAGTTGCTACAATGCGACATTATGGCCGTAAACGATGATGGTTTATGGATGCATCAGAAATATGGCTATTCAGTGCCGAGACGAAATGGAAAGTCGGAAAATGTGTTAGCGCGCTGCCTATGGGGACTGAAAAACGGCGAAAGAATTCTATACACGGCACACAGAGCAACAACATCACACGCAGTGTGGGAGCGGCTGGATCGAATGTGCGAAAAAGCAGGAATCAAGATATCATCATCATTTAAGGCGTTCGGAAAAGAACACTTATACACAAGTGATGGAGGTGTGGTGGAATTCCGAACAAGAACATCATCGGGCGGACTTGGCGAAGGGTACGACGTGTTAATTATAGATGAGGCACAAGAATACACGGAAGCACAGGAGACGTCACTGAAATATATTGTATCAGACAGCGAGAACCCACAAACAATCATGCTTGGAACGCCGCCAACGGCGGTATCGGCCGGAACAGTTTTTACAAAATATAGGGAGACAGTACTTGCCGGTCGTGGATTCGATTCCGGATGGGCGGAATGGTCGGTTGAAAACTTGACACCCGCGAACGATGTTGAGGCGTGGTACGAAACAAACCCGTCGTTAGGAACAATACTGACAGAAAGGAAGATCCGGGCAGAAATTACAACGGATGATATAGATTTTAACATCCAAAGACTGGGACTGTGGTTAAAATATAATCAAAAATCGGCGATTAGTAAAACAGAGTGGGAATCACTGGCGATCGCATCAAAACCAAAATTAAAAGGAGAACTTTTTGTTGGGGTTAAATATGGACATGATGGACAGCATGTTGCGATGTCGGTAGCATCAAAAACGAATGAAGGAAAAATTTTCGTTGAGGCACTCGACTGCAGAACAATCCGCGAAGGGAACGACTGGATACTATCATACATTGCGGAAATGAAACCCAAAACGGTAGTTGTAGACGGAGCGAACGGGCAGCATATACTCGAAAAAGACATGAAAGATGCAAAAATGAAAGCACCAACCCTGCCAACTGTAAAAGAAATTATAGGAGCAAACGCGACTTTTGAACAAGGACTGTTTAAAGGAAATATCTGTCATTCCAACCAAGCATCGTTAACACAGTCTGTAAGCAACAGCGAAAAAAGGGCGATAGGATCAAACGGAGGATTCGGATACAGATCATTAAAAGAAGGGGTTGAAATCGCGCTGCTTGACAGTGTGATCCTTGCATACTGGAAATGCACAGAAACAAAGGAACGAAAAAAACAGATAGCAAGATATTAAAAAGACGCTGGAAACAGCACTTTTTTAATATACAAAAATACCAAAACCACCGGGTTAAGCGGGGAAAGGAGAACAAAAAATGAGTGATTTTGAAGCTATTGAAACGCGAGAACAGTTCGAGGAGGCTGTGAAAGATCGGCTGGAACAGGAAAGAGAAACGGTAAGAAGGGAATTTAGCGGATACTTATCACCAGAAGCTGTGGAAGAGAAGTACAAAGAGTACTTATCACCAGAAGCTGTGGAAGAGAAGTACAAAGGGTATTTATCCCCGGAAGATGCGGCAAACAAAGACGCCGCGATCGCAAAGTACGAAAAAGAATCGAAAAGGGTAAAAGTGGCAATGGAAAACGGAATTCCCTACGAACTTGCAGGGAAGTTGTCAGGGGAAACAGAAGACGAAATGAAGAAAGACGCGGAAGCTTTTTCTAAATTTTTGAAGGGAAAAACCACATACCCGAACTTTACACGAGACACAGACAATAAAGACGACTCGATCAGAGAAGCAACGAAAAAAATGTTAAACAATTTGAAAGGAGAATAAGAACATGGCAACAGGAAGGGAAAATTTATTTGACGCGGTACTTGTAAAAGATCTAATGAACAAAGTGAAGGGAAAATCATCTTTAGCGGTTTTGTCGGGACAGACGCCGATCCCATTCAACGGACTGAAAGAATTTATTTTTTCAATGGACAATGAGATCGATATTGTAGCAGAAAACGGGAAAAAGTCAGAGGGCGGCATTACTGTAGATCCGGTAAAAATCGTGCCAATCAAATTTGAGTACGGAGCGAGAGTTTCAGACGAATTTTTGTACGCGACAGAAGAAGAACAGCTTGATATTTTAACAGCGTTTAACAATGGTTTTGCGGCAAAAGTAGCGAAAGGTTTTGATCTGGCAGCGTTTCACGGCATTAACCCACGGACAGGCGGAGCATCAACAGTTGTAGGCACGAATCACTTTGACAGTAAAGTAACACAAAAAGTCAAATATACAAAAGGAACGCCGGATACAAATCTGGATGCGGCGATTGCAATGGTGCAGGGATCGGACGGAGACGTTACAGGGATAGCGCTGTCAAATGCATTCGGGGCAGACATGGCAACGGTAAAGGAAAACGGAGTCAGACAGTACCCAGAATTTAGGTTTGGAGCATCGCCGGAATCTCTCGGAGGAATGAAAACAAGTGTAAACAAGACTGTATACAACGACACTGTGAGAGATCACGCAATCGTGGGCGATTTTTCCAACGCTTTCAAGTGGGGGTTCTCGAAAGAAATTCCTTTGGAGATCATCAAATATGGCGATCCGGACAACACGGGAAAAGATTTAAAAGGTTACAACCAGGTTTACATCCGCGCAGAAGTCTATCTCGGATGGGGCATTCTTGTGCCGGAATATTTCGCGAGGGTGGTAGACGAAACTTGATATACAGAAACAAACGGACAGGGAATGTGATCGAAACACAGTGCGAACTGAAGGGCGGAGACTGGGAGGCGGAAAAGCCGCCCGGATCCGCCCCTAAAAAGAGAAAGACGGTGAAAAAAGATGAATAACTTTGCCAAGATCGAAGACGTTGAAAAACTGTGGAGATCGCTGACGGAAGACGAAAAAGAGCGCGCAAAAAACTTACTGCCAATAGTAGAGGATAGCTTGAGAATGGAAGCTGATAAGGTGGGAAAAAACCTTGATCGAATAATAGAAGAAAAACCATATTTAGAAAATGTTGCAAAGTCTGTAGTTGTAGATGTGGTAGCGCGCACACTTATGACGTCAACGGACACAGAGCCGATGACGCAGCGGTCGGAATCGGCTCTGGGCTATTCTGTTTCGGGGACATACTTAGTACCGGGAGGAGGCTTATTTATTAAAAAAAGTGAGTTAGCAAGGCTCGGACTAAAGCGACAAAGAATAGGAGTGATCGATCTATATGACGATGATAAAAGGGATCACAGTAACGCTCTATGAAAAAGAAAAAATAAACGAAGACGCCTTCGGAAAGCCGATCTACAAAGAAACGCCGATAAAAGTCAAAAATGTACTTGTAGCCCCCACGAACACATCAGAAATTTTGGATGCGCTGAACTTAACGGGGAAAAAGGCAGTTTACACGATCGCAATACCTAAAGGAGATAAGCACACATGGAAAGATAATAAAGTAGAATTTTTTGGAGAAATCTGGAAAGTAATAGGATTTCCGCAGCAGGGAATCGAACAAAATATACCGCTGGAATGGAATCAAAAGTGGATGGTAGAGCGATATGGGTAAGAAAGCGAAAATTGTCTTAAATAGAAAAGGAATCACAGCATTATTGCGGTCGGAAGAGATGCGCGCAACCATACAAAAACACGCGGAACGAATTGCCGGAACATCCGGCGGAACAGTCGAGACATATGTAGCACAAACAAGGGCGGTTGCGGAAGTAACAGGAGACGACGGAAACAACAGCTTATTAAAGGCGGTGGGAAAATGATCGAAGAAATTGTAAGAGAACACCTAAAAACGATTTTGGACGTACCGGTGTTAATGGAAGAAGAAAACAAGGAAAAGAAATATATCTTGCTTGAAAAGACTGGAGGAAGCGAAGTGGATCATATTAAACATGCAACACTGGCGGTCCAGTCTTTTTCTGACACGCTCTATTCCACGGCAAAATTAAACGAAGAAATGAAGGAAGCGATGAAGCGAATCACGGAAAGAGATGGCGTTTGCAGGTGCGAACTAAACAGTGACTACAATTACACGGATACAAAAAGAAAAAAATACAGATATCAAGCTGTATTTAACATAGCGTACTACTGAAAGGAGAAAGAAAAATGTCAGATGTGAACAATGTAAGTGCAGGAAAACCCAAAATAGGAGGAGCAGTCTTCGTAGCGCCGATTGGAACAGAGCTGCCGGAAGATGTAACGACACAACTTAACGCGGCTTTTAAGGGACTTGGATATTGCTCTGACGATGGGATAACAAACACAAACAGCCCGGAAACTGAAGAGCAAAAGGCATGGGGCGGAGATACAGTGCTGAACATGCAGGCAAGCAAAGCAGATACGTTTAAATTAAAGCTCTTGGAAGTGCTGAATGTAGATGTGTTAAAAACAGTGTACGGGGAAAACAACGTAACGGGAACGATAGAAGCCGGAATAACAATTAAAGCAAACAACAGTGAGACAGAACAAGTATCTTGGGTATTTGACATGATACTAAAAGGAGCGGTGAAAAGAATTGTAATTCCGCAGGCAAGCATCTCGGAGTTAGGGGATATTGTATACAAAGACAACGAGGCAACGGGATATGAATTAACAATCGCAGCAGTCGCGGACAAGGAAGGGAACACACACTACGAATATATTAAAAAAGCAGGATCGGAGGTAATGAAAAATGATTAAAGGAACAACAAAAAGCGGGTTTGACTATACAGTACAAGAAGAAGCATTAGACGATTACGAACTGCTTGAAGAATTACGGGAAATAGACAAAGGAAACACAAGTCTGGTAGTAGACGCAATAGAAAAAATCATTGGACCAGAACAAAAGGAACAATTAAAAGAACATGTGAGAGACGAAGCGGGAAGAGTGTCGATAAAACGAATGTTTGATGAAATCGGGGAGATTTTAAGAGGAAACCAAGAGGGAAAAAACTCTTGATCCTCGTTTGTATGCTAAACACAGACGAGGAGGCGCTCGTATGCGATTTTGCGGAAACGTATCGGATTTATAACTATAAAGAGATACCGTGTAAAATGGCGGCGATATATGCAAAAGGTTTAAAAGAAAACGCGAGAATAAAAATGAAATTGGCAGGCGTTAAAGTTACGCTGGAAGATATGCTATTGGCATCTATCGCAGATCATACAAAATTGCTGACATGGATGCAAACAGAAGATGCGCGTAAAGGAAAAAACAGACCCAAAACGATATTACCGAGACTACTTGGCGAAGAAGAACGAAAAATCATATCGTTTGAAACTGGGGAAGAGTTTGAGAAAGAATGGAAACGGCTGACAGAAAAGGGGTGAAATAGTGGAAAAGACAGAACTTGCGAAGGCGTATGTGCAAATTATACCGTCCGCAAAAGGGATAGGCGGAATGCTGCAAAACGAAGTAGGCGGAGAAACGGATGCGGCAGGAAAATCGCTCGGAGGCAGAATCGGCGGAGCGATCAAAGTCGCTGTAATCGCGGCGGGGATCGGAAAAGCCATTTCTGCGTCAATCAGCGAAGGTGCAGAACTAGAGCAAAGCATAGGCGGAATTGAAACACTATTTAAAGACAGTGCAGAGAAAGTAAAACAAAACGCTGCGAACGCCTACAAGACGGCTGGGATGAGCGCAAACGAATACATGCAGTTAACAACAAGCTTCTCCGCGAGTCTGTTACAAAGTTTAGGAAATGATACAGCTAAAGCGGCAGATGTGGCAGATATGGCAATGACAGACATGTCCGATAACATGAACAAAATGGGATCGAACATGGAGGATATCAAAAACGCATATCAAGGCTTTGCAAAGCAAAACTACACAATGCTGGACAACCTAAAACTAGGATACGGCGGCACAAAAACGGAAATGGAGCGGCTGCTTGCGGATGCGGAAAAAATTACAGGAGTAAAGTATGATATCAATAATTTATCAGACGTATACTCGGCGATTCATGTAATACAAGGAGAACTTGGAATTACAGGAACAACGGCGAAAGAAGCGGAAACAACACTGTCGGGGTCTTTGGCATCCATGAAAGCGGCGTTTAACAATCTACTTGGAAATATCGCTATCGGAGAGGATATCACGGACGAATTAAAACAGGTAGGAGAAACGGTCGCTACATTTTTGACGGGTAACTTAATACCGATGATCGGAAATGTGCTGGCGTCAATTCCTGATTTGCTCGGAAAGGATTTTGCGGCGGCAGGGCTGAACATGATCGCAGAGAACAGCGATCAAATATTGGAATCAGGAGTTTCGTTCGTGACGTCGCTTGTAACAGGAATTATAACAGCGCTTCCGTACCTTGCGGAGGCGGCGCTGAACTTGGTAGCATCTTTTGCAAATGCGATTTTAACAATGGATTGGCTGCTTGTTGCACAAAATCTGATAACGGGATTAAAAACGGGATTGGAGACAGCGGCGGTTGAAACACTGGGAACAGATACAAATATAGTAGACACGATCATGACGGGAATATCGGAGAAATTACCGGAATTCTTAAACAAAGGCGTCGAGATGGTGACGAAAATTGCGAATGGAATACTAGAATCGCTCCCACAATTAATTACGATGGCAGGCGAAGCAATAGTAAGTTTTGTTAGCGGAATGCAGTCGATGCTTCCGACGATAATGCAAAAGGGAGCGGAGCTTATTTTAAATCTTGTCAACGGTATTATAACGAATTTGCCGCAGATTGCATCAGCGGCAGGAAGTGCAATTATACAATATGTAGCAGCAATAAGGAGAAACTTGCCGTCTGTATTACAAAGCGGAATCGAAATCATCGGGAAATTGGCTGCGGGATTAATACAGGCAATACCGAAATTGATCGCACAAATACCAACGATCATAACGAACATAAAAAATGAGTTTTTATCCGTGGACTGGGGAAAAATCGGGTTAAATATCATAAAAGGAATCGCGAACGGATTAGCAAATGCAGCAGGAGCATTGTGGGACGCGGTAAAAAGTGCGCTGGGAGACTTTAAAGACAACATATTAGGCTTCTTCGGGATTCATTCGCCTTCGCGCTGGGGAGAATACGTAGGTAATATGATCGATCAAGGAATTGCAAACGGAATTTCGGGCGATGCGAAATTAGTAACAGACTCCGCGAACCTTGTAAAAAAAGCTGCATATGACCCATTGACAACAGATCTATCATATACGACAAACATCGGAAAAACAGGGAACGAAAACGGGAGACGCGGCATCGAAGAAAGACTGGATGCACTAGAAGAAGTGCTGATTACTATAGCAGGGAAAAAGCAAGAAGTTACAATGCTTTTAGACAGACGAGAATTAGGCAGAGCTTTGTTGGAAGTATAAAGGTAAAGCAAAAATGATACGATATATCAATTCAGAAGGAAAAGAATATAAATTTTACGATGCAAGAGTGAGAGCAACAAGCGGAAATTTTCACAAGCACGCTTGGACGCCGGAAACGAGCAAAAGAAAAATAGGAGAAACTGTACAAGGTTTTGAGAAAGACGCGGCGGAGTACGAAATCACTTTTACGGTTAGAGGAGCGTTGGAAGATCGAAAAACATTTTTGGATGAAATGCAGGATGCGTTCGAAACAGATGTTTTACTAGAGAAACCGGGAAGAATTTATTTTGGGGATTATTACATAGATGGGTTTGTAACATCGTCCGAAACAAAAACGTCGGATATAGCAGTCTATTATTCACAAAATAAGGTGAAATTGTATTGTCCACGTCCAATATGGACAAAAGAAAACCCGTATACGTTTCACAGTTACGGCGTATCGTCATCTGATAATAAACGCTACCCTGGGCGTTATCCTCACCGCTACGCAAATGGCATGAACAACACATACATCCAAAACCATCATTTTACAGATGCAAATTTTACACTTGTAATTTATGGGCCGGTCGTAAACCCTCAAGTCATCATCGGAGATAAAAGCTATTTAGTTAATATTGTTTTGGAGCAGGGAGAACGGTTGGAGATAGACAGCCGCACGAGGACCGTTACAAAAATATCAAAAAACGGTGAGCAAGTCAACGCGTTTCATAACCGGGAAAAAGGAAAGAAATTTTTTAAAAAGATCCCACCCGGACGGCAAAAAGTTGTATGGTCGGGTAAATTTGACTGGGATCTCGTGATCTACGAAGAAAGGAGCGAACCAAGATGGAGCGGGTGGAAGCAGCGCTAAATGGGAGCGCGCAGAATTTACCGGAAATCGGAGAAAATCGCTATCAAGGAAAACTAAACGCGCCGGCAACGAAAGCGAAAGAAGCGGTTTACCCGGTAATGATTACCGCAACTGGGGATAATGGTGGAGTAACGAAAGAAACTCGGGACTTGATTGTACGAAATGCAGATCTATTTCCGCTGGAATTTACCATTGCCCGAAAAAACGGAGAAGAGCTGGGATTTTTAGATCAGAGCGTTGCGATCGACATGGATCTTGGAGATGCGGACGACTTTGAAATCTGCTTGCCGCAGGAAGAGTGGACAAAAGAGCGGTACTGGTACGGAAATCGCATTTTTGTACCGAGAACAGAATACGGCGGAATCCTAAACAGTCTTGAAGTGATGACCAAAACGCAAGAAATTGTGTGGTGCGGCACAACGTGGAGAGGACTGCTAAAGCGAAAAATCATAGAACCGCCGGAGGGAGAGGACCACCTGACGGTGAGCGGAGACTTGAACGACATCTTGAGAGAACTTATCAAAGACCGATTCGACGGTCTTTTTTTTGTGCCGGAAGAAAAGGCAGGGATCACCGTCACAGGTTGGCAGATCGACCGATACGTCACGTTATATGATGCAGTCGATAAAATGTTAAGCGCTCAAGGATATCGCCTGCAGATCAGCTACGTTGAGCCGGAAAACCTTGATTATGGATACGTTTCCGTCAGAGCCGTACAGATCAAAAACTATTCGGAAACGCTGGAATACTCGCAAGATGGAGAGGTGCAGTTTACCGTAAAAGATTACAGAGGTGGCGTGAATCACTTAATCTGTGCCGGAAAAGGACAAAACGAAGAAAGGATCATTCTGCATTTATACGTCCAAAAGGACGGAAGCATCGGAAAGACCCCGTATTACACTGGACTTGAAGAAAATGAAGCGGTTTATGAGTTTTCGAGCGCAGACAAAGAAAAGCTGGAAGAGGATGGAGCAAAGCGTCTAAAAGAGCTGCAAAACTATAAAAGCATCAACGTC